AGTTCTGCTGTCCACTGCCGGTGAACTTGACGTTGCCGTTGATCGTGACGACGCGTCCGACGCGACACAGAGTGAGGCTGTCGAATGTATATGGCGGTTTCCATTGCTGGGTTACGGAATCCCACAGCTTCGACATGGGAGGCAGCTGTTTGATGAGCATGACCGGCGTGCCGGGCGTGATCCCGCTGATCGGGATGCGGGCGATCGGGATCCACACCGTGCCGGAGGCCGAGTGGATGCTGCCCGACGGGACGGTCGGATCGGCGGCCGTTCCGGTGTTTGGCGTGCCTTTGAGCACGGCGATGGCAGCGGTCTCGATGTTCTGACCGTTCCGCGTGTATTTGAGACAGACGAGGTCGTTGCGGTTCCGGCCGCTCACTCCGCTTTCGATGGTCGCGGTCTCGGCCTCGGTGACTCGCGCGTATCGTCCTTCGACCACGAGATTGAGGACGGGGATCAGCGCATGGTTGGCGTCCTGCATGGTGACCGCGGGGAATTTCCCGTCAGCCCCCTGCAGCAGGTAGCTGCCGTTGCCGATGATTCCGGCTTGCATGGCGCCCATGTCGCCGCTGGTGATGTGCGGTGTGCCGCCCTTGCCTGTGATGAGCGTGGTGGTCATGTCAGTCCTTTCCCTCGGTAAGCCATGCCGTGTAGGCCGCGTCCTGCGTGGCGGCGAGTTTCTTGAATTCCTGCTGGCATGAGGTGCATGCCAGCGCCTCCTGCGTCACTCCGTCCGCGGTGGTGTGTTTGATCTGGTGCCAGTCGCTCGACGTGCGCGGATCTCCGTCGGTGAGGTATGCGCTGTCGTGGCAGCGGTCGCATGTGTATTTGGTGATGTTCGTGGTTTTTGCCATGATGTTCCTTTCAGGCGAGTCTTTGCCAGACGTGTCCGCCGATGATGGTGTGGATTTCCTTCCATGTGCCGCCATGGTCGTTGGGGTCTCCGGCGACGCACCAGTAGAGCGAGCCGATTGGGTGTGCGGCGAGGAAGGATGCCGCTGTCGCGCTGGATTGCGCGGTGATGGTGCCGTCCGGGCCGATGGTGATGGTCGTGCCATCGGGTTTGACGCCGCCGAGGGTGACGGTGGATGCCACTGGCAGCGCGTACTTGTTCGCGCCGGACTGGATGCCGTCGAGCTTCTTCTTGTCTGCGGCGGCGAGGAGCCCGTCCGCCGATGATGTGGCCTGTGCGACGGTGATGGCAGCCGTCTCGTCGGTGCGGGTCACTGTGACGGGAGCCGATGCAGTGATGTCCAAGATTCGCGCCTGCGCCGCGGCCAACGCGTTCTGCGCCGTGGTGGTGGCCGTGTCGGCTTTTACGCCGGCCTGTTTGGCGAGGTCTCTGGCGCCTCCGATTTCGGACGAGGCGTCGGATGCGGCCTTGTTGGCTTCGGTGGCGGTTTTGCGGACCGTTTCGAGGTCGGCGGCGGTCACATCGGCGCTGAACGTCCAGTTGGAGAGGGTGAGGCCGCTGCCGGCGTAGTAGGCGTGGCCGTCTCCGGAGCTTGATCCACCGCCGCCGGTCTCGCCGGTCGATTCCGTGGATGCGGTGGTCGCCTCGTAGGTTACGGTCGGGATGCCGTCTTCGATTTTGATGATTTTTTTGGTGATTTCGGCGGTGACCTTGATGCCGGTGGTGTTGTCGCGGCCGGTCACGGTGTCGCCCACGTCGAGGTCGATGCCGTCGGATTCCACATCCACGTCGATGCTGCCTGTATCTCGCAGCTCCTGGAGCTTTGTCTTGCCTTTGGTCTCGAGTTCGGCGGCGTCGGCGTTGCTGAGCTCGTAGACGCTTGTGCGCTCGTCCGCGCCTTTGATGGTCTGCGTGTGGCTGAGCGTGCCTTTCTGGTCGGCGTACCAGTGGACGACGATCCTGTCCTTGAGTTCGCCCTTGCCGAGGCAGATCAGGTGGTTGATCGGATGCGAGGCGAGGGTCGCGTCGAAGTCGATGAGGTCGGAGTCGATGAGGTCGCCGGCGGCCGTGATCGGCGGCGCGTCGACTGTCACGCCGTTCTGCGCTGCGGTGATGCGCAGCCGCAGTCCTGATGCGCGCAGCATCTTGGACAGGCCGCTCCACGCGTCGCAGTACCGGTCGAACTGCCAGTTTGCGGTTTTGGATGTGCCTTCCGTGACGGTGAGGATGTCCTGCAGTCCGATACGGGAGATGACGGTGCGCAGGAGCGTGCCGATCGTGCCGCTCATGGTCAGGTAGTCCTTGCCCTTGTCGGGTTCGAGGATCTTCGAGGCGAGCAGGCCGTGCCAGTCGCGACCGTGGTAGTTGAGCTCGCCCTCGCCGCCGGTGACGCTGGTCTTCACGTCGTCGACGATGCCGCCCCAGCCGGTGCCGTCGACCCACCATCGGCAGCCTGGTTCCAGACATGCCGGGCATTGGAGGTCGAAGTCGTTCTCCCCCGACCCGTATGCCAGGTCGAGCGTCCATGAGGCGTACGAGCCGGACGGCGTGCCGTTCGTGTCGGTGACGATCAGGTCCATGGCGGTTCGCTCCTCTCCTCGATCGCGGTCAAGTCGAATTTGAATCCGCCAGCCCAGCTGATCGTGCTCATGCCGGGCGGCAGCGGTTCGAAGATGTAGGTTCCGGATCCGCGTCCGGTGCCTCGCACGGCTTTGCCGAAGAGGTTGGTGCGCAGGCCGGTGTCCGAGATCATCGTGACGGTTCTGCTATCGGAGGCCGCGTCGATTTCGAGTCTGCTGCCAGCCGGTATGGTCGCGTCGACCTCGTACCGGTTCGTGCCGATGATGATGTACGGGTTGACGCACGGGCCGAAGATCGTGAGCTTCACCGGCTGCGGCATGCCGGTCGCGTTGGTCACGGTGTCGAGGATGCTCATGCCGGCGTAGTCGTGCGGGTAGTCGTACGGGTAGTCGAGGTCGCCGCCGGCCTTGTCGGCTCGCGGGTCGTGGTGTTCGGTGGTCCCGCGCCGCCACACGCCGTCTGCAAGCACGATGGTCAGCTGCGTCTCGACCATCGTGGGCGTGATGGACTGCGGTTCGCTCTTCGCGATCCACGCCCTGGTCTCCCATTCGCCGTCGGCCACGAGGGTGCCTGGCGTGCCGGCGGCCATGTCGGCGTCGGCGAGGCGGCGCAGCAGGTCGAGCGTGGCGGTCGAGTCGTGGATCTTCACGGCGACGGTCTCCTCGCGCGCGCCGCGGGTGATGCCGGTCAGGCCGCGTGCGCCGATGCTGTAGTCCCAGACGCGGCCGCGTAGTCCGGCGAGCGTTTCGCCGTACAGAGGCCCTTCGAAGCCGATTCGCTCACCTGTGGCGGCGCACGCGTATTCAAGCGATTGCACTTCTCACCTTCCTTGCGAAGTCGCGGTCCCCTATCGTCGGCGTACACCTGGCGATGATCGATCCGAGGTCGTCGTGCAGCGATTCGACGGCCGCGATGAGTTCCCGCAGATCGCCGTCGCCGGCATTGGCGCCGGTGCCGGCCGTGACGTTCAGCCTGCCGGTCTTCGACCAGTCCGCGTCGGAGAGGCTCATCGTGGAGACGAGCGAATCCATGGAACGGCTGACCACATGCGCGGAATCGTCGATGCCCAATGCCATGCCACGTCCGACCATCACGCCGACCTCGTCGCGGAACACACGCGACGGGGAATGGATGCCCAAAGCGTTCTTGGCCTTGTCCACCAAGCCCGACAACGCGTTGGTGATGCTGGAATACAACGAGCCGACCATTCCTGTGATGCCGTTGATCAATCCCTGGATGATGTTGCGTCCCGCGCTGACGAGCCAGCTTCCCGCGCCGGACACCGCGCTCCGGACGGTTCCGCCGATCCCGCTCACGACGCTCCCGACACGGCCAACCATGTTGCTTACGGTGCCGACGATGCCGCCCCAGACGCTCGACACAATGCTTCCGACGCCATTCCACAACGCGGCCCACACGCTCCGGATTGTCGAGCATGCGGCGGATACCACTCCGCTGACCATGCCGATGCCGGCGGAGACGACGCCTTGGATGCCGCCCCACACTGCCGACGCGATGCCCTGGATGGCCGACCACGCGGCGCTCCAGTTCCCGTTGACGACCGCGAGCGCCAGTTGGATGATGCCTTGGATGACGGTGAGTGCGGTGCTGATGATTGTGGTGATGATGGTCCATGCGCCTTGTGCGACGGTGGTTATGGTGTTCCATAGTCCGTTCCAGACCGTGCTGATGATGGTGACGGTGGTTTGGAAGATGGTTTGGATGTTCTGTATTTCGGCTTGCAGGAGTGGTGTGATGGTGGTGATGAATGTTTGGATGCCGGTGATGATCGCGGTGAGTGCGGTCATGATGATGGGGCCGATTGCGTTCCAGACGTTTTGGAGGACGGTGGTGATGAGTGTCCATCCGGTTTGCCAGATTTGCTGGATTTGGCTCATGGTCTGGGTGATGAATGTGGCGATGGTTTGCAGGATTGGTTGGCATGCGGTGCTGATCTGGTTCCAGATTCCCGTGAACCATGTGGCGAAGCTGTTCCAGAGTCGTTTGCCCGTTTCGGTTTGGGTGAAGAACCAGGTTAGTGCGGCGACGACCGCGCCGATGGCGGCGACAAGCATGCCGATCGGATTCGCATCCAAGGCAGCGCTGAATGCCAATTGCACGGCGGTAGCAGCCTTGGTCACCGAGCTCCACGCCGATTGGGCGGCCTTGACGATATTGAACGAGCTGGCGAGTTGCTTCAGGCCGCCCGCCGCGCTTCCCACGTCGGATAATTTGCCGATCAGATCGAATGCGGCCGTGGCGGTCTTCTCCACGCCGGAGGCGGTCGCGGAGATGGCCTTCAGTCCGCCGGAAACCGTTTTCAGCCCGGCCGATACGATGTCCCAGCCCTTGACGGCGAGCAATGCGACGGCGATGGCTTTCAGGGCGCCGGACACCAGCGCGCCGTTCTGCTGCGCCCACTGCCCGACCGACTGCAGCCAGCCGCCCACGGTCATGAGCGCGCCGGTGAGCGTGTCGAGGACCGCCGCGAACCGCTGTGCCGCCAATCCCGCCGTCTGCCCGGAGTTGTCGAAGCCGAGCGCCTGCGATGCGGCCGAGACGAGCGCCGTGGCCACCGATGCAAGTCCGGTGGCGAGGTTCGCCAGCGCATGCAGGAAGGGCTGGAGAGCACCTGTCTCGATGAACGTGTTGACGAACGTCTTCGCCCATCCCGCGGCGTTGGCCAGGGACTGCGCGGCCGATGCGAGCAGATTCCCGAGCGCGGAGACGATGCCGCCGAATTTCGAGGAGGCCTCGCCGCCGAGGTTCAGTTTGGAGGTCAGCGAGACCATCGCGGCAGCCAGGCCTGACAGCTGCGCCCTGAGGCTCGTGACCGATGCCATGAGCATCTGGATCCCCGGCAGGTTCCGGACGAACGTGGAGAATGAGGCGAGCTTCGTCTGCGCTGTGGGGATTGCCTGCTCCAATCCCTTCTGCAATCCGGCGCCGACTTTCTCCAGCGTCGGTTTCACGGCGGCGGTGAACGAGTCGATGAGCGGTATGGCCTGGTTGAACAGGCCTCGCAGGCCGTTGAGGACCGGCGTGGCCGCGGTCTCGCCGAGTCGGCTCAACGCGGCCTTCACGTTGGCCAGGGCGCCGGCGAACGTGGTGCCGGCGCTTTGTGCGGCTCCGCCCAATCCTTCCTGCATGGCGTCGGCGAAGGTCTGGAAGTCGATCTTGCCGTCCGAGACCATGTCGGACACTTCGGCGCTGGTCTTGTTCAGGTGCTTGCCGAGCATCTGGAGGACCGGGATGCCGCTCGACATGAGCTGGAGCATGTCGTCGCCCTGGAGCTTGCCTCGGGCGGCGACCGATCCGAAGATCATGCCGATGTCGGTGAGGCTTCTGCCGCTGATCTGCGCGGTGTCGGCGACGGTCTTGAGGACCTGGGTGAGCTCGCCGCCCTCCTTGACGCCGGAGGCGGAGAGGCTGGCCGCGACGGTGGCGGCGTCGCCCAGTCCGAATGCGGTGCCCTTGACGGATGCGAGCGCGTCGTTCATGATTTCGGTGACGCTTGCGCTGTCGTGGCCGAGGCCTTTGAGCTTGGCCTGCGCGTTCTCGATGTTGAGCGCTCGGGTGAAGCCGCCCTTGGCGGCCAGGGCGGTGATGCCGCCTGCGATGGTGGCGATCGCGCCTGTGCCGACCTTGCCGATCTTGCCGAACGCGCCGCCGATTTTCGAGATGAGGGTGTTGGAGCCTTTCCTGGAGGCTTTGCTGACGGCGTCGCCGATGTCGCCTTCGATGCTTTTGCCGAATCCTTTGCCGGATGGTTCGACGTGGACGTAGGCGACGCCGATGTCCTGTGCTGCCATCGTGCTCCTTACTGTGTGTCGGGATTCCGATGGCGGTCGGGATCAGAGGTCGTCGTTGATGTGGAAGTAGGCTTTGAGCCGTTCCCTGTCCTCGCGTTGACGGCGGGTGAGGTTGTGCGTCGGGGTTGGCGGGTGGAGTGGGTCGCGGTCGTGGTCGAACCATGGGCGTTTGCGTTGTCCGGACAGCGTCCAGACCGCCTGTTCGGCTCCGTCGGGCGCGTAGACGGCGTTCTGCAACGCCATCCACGAGTGGCTTGTGTGGTCTTTGAGGATTTCGCGGGTCAATGCCCAGGCGAGTCCCCAGTCGGTTCGCGGGCGGGCTCCCTCAATCCATTCCTGGAAGCGTACGGGCCCGTATACCTGCCCGTACGCGCGGATCCAGTCGTAGGCTAACGCCGCGCGGTGGTTGTTCCAGAGGTGGACGAGGTAAACGCTTTTGGGTCCAGTCCGGATTCGTCGGCCCACGCCTTCACCGTGGCGATGAGGTAGGCGATCGGACGTTCCGTCTTGCGCAGCACGTTCCAGAAGTTCGGCTTCATCGCCTGGAAGTACGCGAGGAACGCGGCCATGCACGCGCTGGTCTCCTCGTCGGAGAGCGTCGGCCTGCTCTTGACCAGGAGGATGGTCTGCACGAGTTCGATGGGCAGTTCCGCGTTGTTGAGGTTCGGCAGGTCGAGTTTCACGCCGGCGACCTCGAGGTGCACGTCGGGCTTGAGCTCCTCGGCGTCGGAAAGGTCGACTTCGACCATGTGGTAGGTGTTGTCGCTCATGTTGGCTCCGTTCTGATGTTGGCGGTTGGTAAAAGGATCCCGTGCCGTCGACCGCCATCGGCGGCACGGGAAGAATCAATGGGTCACTCGGCGTCTTCGGTGACAAGGCCCCACGCGTGGAACTGCTCGCCCTTGTCTCCCTTGAGCATCTTGAACGTCATGCTGAAGTTCATGATCTCGCTGGACTTCAGGCTCACGTCGTCACGGTCGGACACCTTCGCGTTGGTGCCGTACAGGAGGAAGGGGCGGTCCCGCTGGTCGAGCGCGACCAATACGAGGATCCATTCCTTCTTCAGGCCGGCTCCCTTGATGCTGATGCCGCCGTCGGATTCCACATCCACGTCGAAGTAGGCGGACACCACGTCCTTGCGTCCCTCCATCGCGGCGAGCTGCAGCGTCCAGTAGCCCGGATCCGTGTCGGACAGGACGATGTCGCCGTTGTGCGCCCGGAAGTCGGTGCTGTCGCCCGGCTCCGGATGCAGTACGGCCCCGTCCTCGGTGGAATAGCCGATCGGCTTCTTGTTGGACGGCGGCGTCCAGTTCACGCCGGTCGGCGCGACGAACGTGCTGTCGCCCTTGGGGAACAGGAACAGCGCGTAGTTCTTAATCAGGCGCACGTTGCCGGCGGTATTGCCGTTGGACACGTACCCGTAGTCGGCCGCCCCCTGCGCCGCCTGCGCGCTGGTTTCGGATGCCGTCTGCTCGACGGCGATGGGTTCTTCGTTGCTGTCAGACATTCCTGTCTGCACCTCGCTTCCGTTCTGCGTGTGGCGGCACGTCTTTGCTTGTCTTTTCTTGTGTTTTCAGTTCAGGCGACGGACACCTCGAGCAGGAGCACGCCGTACGCGCACACCAGTCTCTTGTCCTCGTCGGTCATGCGTACCGGCCCGGATTCCAGTGACGCGTCGATGAGCGGCGCGACGGTTCCGAGCCTGATGATCTCCCTCGCGATTGCCGCCCACACGCGGGCGGCCTTGCCCCAGTCGCCCGTATGGTCCTCTCTCATGCAGCGCACGCCCAGCCGCAGCCGCACGTACTGCGAGATGGGAGTGCTCATGCCCTGCATGGAGTCGGCCAATGTGGCTTCCGTATAGGGCGGTTCGAGGTCGGATCGTTCGATCGTGTCGAACGTCACGCCAGGGAACAGCTCCCTGAGTCTCGGCAGGAGCAGCGGCTCCGTGCGCCGCGGGGTGACGGGGATGCTCATACGCGCATCCTCCCGAGCGTGTCCTCCAACGTGCCGTGCGCCCGCTCCACGGGTGCGGGGCAGAGAATGGCCACGCCATTGCGGTTCGCGCCATCATGGTCGCGCACCATGCACCGACTGTCGGTGACGGCCTCGTGGGCCGCGTCGCGCATGCGGTCACGCAAGGTCTCGTTCTTCAATACCTGCTGGCTGAACGCCTTGCGGTTGAACACGAATCTGCATCGCTTGGCCATGGCCTATCCCTTCCGTTCGCCCACGGTGAGCACGTCGCCGACGTGCCGTCCGCGGACGTTGCTCCACACCTGTGGGACGCCTTTGACGGGCAGGAGTAGGCCTCTGACTTTGATCAGGTCAGAGGCCTGGATGCCGGATGGCTGGCTGCCGCGGATGTGGATCGTGTATTCGATGTTCCGTGGATTGGCGTTTTCCTCGACCTGGTCGGTGGCGGAGACCGGCGCGACCAACGCCTGGAATATGCCGACACGCGAAGGCTTGCCCTGGATGAGGTTGCCGTCCGTGTCGGTGCCGGGCTGGCCGCGCCACACTTCGATGGTTTCCACTAGGAGACCTCCCCCGTTGCCATGTCGACGCTGAACACGCGTTGGGCGTTGATGCCGAGGATGCGTTTCTCATCGTCGCGCAGCCACAGGTCGCCGGTCGGCGCCCCGAAACTGTACTGTTCGCTGAAGCTGCCGGTGGTCTGGTTCATCTGCGTGACGCCGCCGGGGATGTCGAGCGGGTCGGCCTGCATGATCCTGCGGACGATGTCGCAGGTGACCTTCGTCAGCAAGCGTGGCCGTTCTTTTTGGAGACGCCGCCAGTTCGGGGAGCGTTCCTTGATGTAGTCGGTCACGTCCATGAGATGCGTGTCGGCCTTCTCGCGTTCCTCGTCGGTGAGCTTGTGCCACCTCCGTTCGAGGTCGAAGGAGGTGGCGAACACGTCGGGGTCGACGGTCATGTCGGTCTCCATCAGGCGGTGAGCAGGACGAAGCGGTTGATGTCGCGGATGCGGAAGCCGACCTCGATTTCGATTCGCACTGCGAACATGTTGTGCTCCCACAGGTTGATCTGCTTGCCGTCGATGGTGACGGTGGCCTGGTCGGAGATGCTGGTCTGCAGGCCCTCGACGCTGCCCCATGCGGCGGATGCGAATTCGCCGCCGACGCCGATGATCTCCTTGGCGGCGGTGCCTTCGGTGACCGCGGGGACGTGCACGCCCTTGGAGATCTGCACAGGATTGCCGAGGATGGTGGACACGTCGGACGAGCCGGTGCCGTCGAGGAACAGTGGTCGTCCGTTGTTGTCGGTGGCCTGTCGCAGGAGGCTTCGGCCCTGGGTGGACATTGCCCATCCGTCGAGGGTGCCGTCCGCCGCGGATACGGAGTCGTCGGCCGCGTTCAGGTTCTTCCACACGTCTTCGCCGAGGCTGATCTTCTTTGCGGCCTTCAATGTGTCGAAGTCCGAGCCCGGAGCGTCAACCAATCCCATGATGGTCTTGTCGAAGGTGCGCGCGATAGCGCCCGGCCCCTTGGCGACCACTTGGTCGTAGAGGGCGCCGAAGTCGCGTTTGAACTGGTTGGAGAACGGCATGATGACCGCGATGGTGTACGGCAGCATGTCCTTCTTGCCAAAGCCGACGCCGCTCTTGGGTTTCTCCGCTCCTTCATCGACCCAAGCGGCCTCGGGGTCGCCGGTGATGATCGGCACGCGCGCGCCGTTGCCTGGAAGCTTCATTTCGGGTACGAGCTGCATGAACGCGCTCCGGTATTTCGCGGTCTGCCAGATCTCCGCCTGGGTTTCTGGAGTGAGGTCTAGACCGTTGCTTTTTCGGGTCATTGACGGATCTGCCATGACTCATCCTTTCATTAAGTGGCTGATGGTTGGGTTACAGGAGCGTGTTCTTCATGGCGTTGGCGAAATCCTCACGGCTGGAATGTTTCGGCTTGGCCTGTCCGGTGCGGGCGCTCTGCTCCGCGACGATTCCGCGGGATCTCATGCCGGCGAACACCTTCATGAGTCTTTCGGCGTAGTCGCCGATCTGCTTCTCATCGTCGCCGACGAGGACGCTTGGATCGTTGATGCCGTGTTTGGCCGCGACCTCGACACGGATTGCGGAGAGCTCTTTCTCATGTTCGGCCTGTTTGGCTTCGTTTTTGAGCTTCTCGTTCTCTTCGAGCGCTTTGGAGAGCTTCGATTCGAGGTCGGCGGTGTGGCCGGCCTTCTCCTTGAGTTCCTCATAGTCGCTTTTCCTGCCGCGTTCCCTGCCGAGGCGTTCGTTGATGATGCGGTCGACTTCCTCCTGCGTGAAGGTCTTCGGCTTCGCGTCGTTCACGTCCTTCGTGGTCGGAGCGTGCTGTCCCGGCTCCTGCTGGCCGTCAGCGTCGGTCTGATTGTCTTCTGCCATGATTGGTAGCTCCTTTTGTTTGGTTTTCCACGCCTGACGCCGGCGAGTGGGCGGCCATTCTTGTTGGTTTCGCGCATGGCTGCGCCCCGCCCCATCGCTGGGGTGTGAAAGGTAAAAGAAAAGCCACCACGTTTTCGACGTGATGGCTTTCTGGGATTCAGAGATTTCCTAGCGCTTTTCTTCGCGCGTATTCGGACCTGAGTTCGTCGGTCGACACATAGTCGCCGACGGACCAGCGCTTCTTTCCTTCGTTCCTGACCCATTCATATTCGTCCTGCGGCATGGAGATGTCGCCATACGTGCGTTTGATTTCCGCAAGATGGCGCTCATCGGTGACTTCCTTCAAATCACCGGGCATAAACGTGAAGCGGTCGGAACGATCCATAGGCTCAATCATAGCAGTCTCAGATAAACGATCGGCCTGCCGTCGGATGCTCCAAGCCCTTCGAAACGAAGAGTCCTTCCTCTCGGCAGGAGAATTTCGTATTCTCCCGGATGCTGAGTGATCGGCTCCACATACACGCCGGCGCTTCCCGGCGGTACCAGGATTCTTGTGGCGATGCGGTCTTCCCCATCAATGTCAATGCCTCCCTCCTTGATGCTGGTGGCCATGTAGCCGATGTGTTCGAAGGTACGACCGGTATTCAAATCGAAAAGCGACTCCATGTCGTTGACGTGGAACGTCGACAACCGCATCTGCCTGTCGACCGTGAAACGTTCTCGGGTGATATGGTCGGATATCGCTTCGTCGATGCATTCGACCTGATGGATGACGTCTTTCGACGGGTTTCGTCCGCCGAACAGGTAGCCGTTGATACTTTTATAGCTGTCTCCGGTCCAATCCATCAAAGCCGCGATCTTCTCGTCGTTGGAGAATCTATCTCCAGGCATCCTGACGCTGTAATCCGACAATCTCGATAGTTCGGAAGCATTGATCGGAATCGATTTGCCGCTCCATCGAATCGTCGGTTGGGCAGTCACGCCATCATTGACCTCATCGTGATAGATGCGTCTCAATTGGGCTAGCGTGTCACGCCAGTCGCCGTCATCGCCGGCCGCAGCCTTGGCTGCCTGGTACATTTCACGATACTTGTCCGGATCGTATCCTTTGAGTTTGCTGCTGCCCCAGCTTGGCACGATATCGCAATCGCAGTCAGCATGGTATTGCATCTGCCGTCCGGCGGTGTCCTCGCTCAGGTAGGAGAATCCACGCGAGGCGAGCATAAGGCAGAACGCGCATGTCTTAGCCCCTCGTGGGACGCGAGCCCAGCGAGGCTTGGTTGGGTCGTTGGCCACGGCCCTCTGCATGGTCATCCGGCCGACCGTCTGAACCAGATTCTGCACGTATTCCAGCGCCTGCTCCTCGTCGGCGAACGTTGGCCACAGGTCGTCGATGGTTCTTCCGGCGTTATTGTGCACGACGCCGTTCTCATCTGGAATGACGTCCTTGTAATGCAATCCCATGAAGTCGGTGTTGTTGAAACCGCCTTCCATCTGCCAGACCGCACGGTCGGCGGTGATGGTCGGCGGATCGTATTCCGGCATGTCGATTCCGCAGTATTGCGCCCATAGGTCGCGCACATGGCTGTAGTAGTCGGATGCGAGTTTGTTGGCCGCGTCGGCGTACCGGTTGATCTCCGCTTTGATGAGTTCCTGGCTTTCACCGTCCCAGACAAGTCCTGAAACGCTGTTGCCTGCCTCCTTCTGCAAGCGGCTCATGGTGTCCGTGTAATCCTCGTACAGGTCGTTGAGGTCGAGTTCAAGCCTTCTGTGTTGTTCCGGAGGCAGGTTCAGACTGTTCAGGCTCATTTCCGCCGCCTTCCGGTAGTTTGAGGCTGACCGGCGTCATGCCGGTGAATTCAATGCCTTTCAGTCCAAGCATCGATGCCGCGGATTCCGGTGTCACCCCGGCTCTGATCGCTACTCCCAGTGCGTCGAAGCTGTCCTTCAGCCCCCCGCAACAGTTGATTGCGTGGAAGCGTCGATCTGGCGTTCCCCGTCGTCCTGCGTCTGCTCAGTCTGTTGGCGCATGCCGCGAATCTGGTCGAGGACCTGTCCGGCTTGAGCCTTGCGCTGGTCGGCCTTCAAGCGGACGATCTCGCTTCTGCTCAATCCGGCGCGGGTCATGCCGACCTCGCTGTTGGCGAACGAGTCGATGCTGCCGGCGAGTTTGCTGAACGCGTCGGCGCTCATGGAGCTTGACGGAGTGTTGGGGTTCTTCCAGTCGACCTGCAGTTTCATCAGATCATCGTCTGACACCGATGGATCCTGTATGCGCGCCACGAGGCGTGCCGCCTGCAGGATCGATTCGCCGAAATCACGGTCGCAGTGGCGAGCCTCGATAATCAGGTCCTCGCGTTGCGCCTCGGTCGCGTCCGCTGACGTCGGATTCGCGTCCGATACGATGCCGAGCGAGCTGGCGGGAATGTTCATCGCGCTGGCGAACATGGCGGCCCAGCTTTTCAGCATCGTCAGGTGCGGATCCATGCTGGATGCGGCCAGTTGGGTCACTGTCGGCGAATCACCGTCCGCGTCCTTGCTGATCATGTTGTAGCGGCCCATGTAGAGTTTGAGCGCGGCGTCCGCGCTCAAGGACGCGAGCTCGTCGCTGGTGCCCATGAGCAGGATTTTCGGGAATGCGTAGAATTCGGCGTTCGCCTCGGCACGCACGATGGTGCGGTTCGCGCCGTCGATGATGTTCATCGCGTCATGGCTGATGCGGGAGCGTCCGAATGGTTTGACTTCGGTGGCTTTGTAGGCGAGGCGGAACACGCTGCATTCGCCGTTCACGGTGGGTTGTGATCCTTGCACGTACCATGTGCCGAGACTGCGGGACACGCTGATGTTGCGCGTCGGCATGTAGAGCACGAGTCCGATGGCCTCGTTGTCGTTGTTCACGTCGGTTATGGCCATGCATGCCTTGACGCGTCGGTTCGGGTAGTCCCAGATCGCTGCCGAGCTTTCCGCGGTGTGGGTGCGGATGAGAGGCCTGTTCTCCGCGTCTTGGATGACGCTGAGGAACGAGCAGCCGTGAATGAGTGCCGTCTGTATGGCCTGCTGAAGGACGCTGGTGAAGCCGATTCTGCTCATGAAGTCCTGTAGTTGGAACGGATCATCGACACCAGGCGAGACGAATCCCTCGAATACGCAAAGCTCGGCGAGCATGTCCACCGCCTTGCGTGCCCATCCCAATGGCGTGTAGTGGTCCTTGATGGACTGTGGAACCGTGAGACCGAAGTCGACCAGCGGCTCTTTCGATTCGTAGTATGCGGTGAGTTTCCGATTGCGGCTCGCATGACGTGTCCACACTTCGGCGAGCTCTGCGAGCAGTTCGTTCTCTTGGTTTGTAAGCCCGTCGATGCTGGTGGGCACAACCAGTTTCGTCAGCGCCACCGATCCTCCGGACGGCCGCCAGCTATCCGGAACGTTTGTCATCTGGATGTCGCCCATTTAGATTCCTCCGATGGTCTGTCGTCTTCCGGGATGTCGTTTTGTCGTGCACGCCCCGTACAGGGCGATCGTGGTTGATACGAGCGGCGTTATGTCGATATCCGAGCCGAGCTTGTTCCATGCGATCGCGCCGGACTGTCCCAATGGACGCGTGGTCGCGCCCTTGACGGCTGCGGCCAGCTGCGGCTGGTATTCGTCCGGCGGGTGCTTGAGCGTTCCGGCTTTGAGCATGTCGAGGAATCGGCCGCATGCGCGGCCCATCTCCTGCATGTTCGTCACGGTGACCTTCACGTGCGCGGCCTTCAGTTCGGGCAGCAGGCTCATTGCCGGGGACTGCGCGTCGATGACCACGCTGGCGGTCTTCGGCCAACGTTCGGCGAGCCAGTCCACGGCCCACATGGTGCCAGCCTGCCGCGCGTCCTTGATGTTCGCCATCTGGATGACGGCCGACCCGTCCTCGTACCGCAATGCGGCGCCGATGGTCAGCACGCTCCTGTCGGGCGGCATGTCGATGCCGAAGCTCACCGTGCCGCCGTCGGGCACGTCGTCGGTTTCGGCGGCCTTCCACAGGTCGGGGCTGATGGCGTACGCGGTGGCGGTCTCGTCCCAGATGCCGAGTGCCTCACGGCGGAACGAATCCTCGGCGAGGAGATTGCGCATGCGCAATATCGCCTGTTCGCTGGTGCGGCGAGGATAAGACGGGTTCGCTTTCGCCCACGCGGTCCGGTCGTCCAGATCGCAGTCGCGGTCTGCCCCGAGCTCCACGTAGAGCATGTCGTCCGAATTGCCCGCCAACGCGGTCGAACGTTTCTCCTCGAACGCCTCGCACTGGTCTCCCGGCTTCGGCGGGTTGCCCATGAACACGATCAACGGGTTCGGGCTCGTGTTCACGATCGGAATCAGATTGTCCAACGCCTTGATGGTGAGTATCTGAGCCTCGTCGAACACCTCGATGTCCGCCGAATGCAGGCCACGGCCGAAACCGTTCTCACGCGCGCCGAACATGATGCGGCTCCCATTGGTGAAACGGATCTCCTGCTGGCCGTTCGCTCGACGCACGTTCCGCACGTACCTGGACAGTTTCGGATTATGCGTCAGGTCGCACATGTCGGCGAACGTCTCGTCGGAGGTGCGCGTGTGGTGCGCGGTCCAGATGACCAGTGTTCCGGCACGTCCGGCGCACAGGATGAATATCGCCGTGCCGACCGTGAACGTCTTGCCGATCTGCCTGCAGCTGGACAGGACCGCTCCTCCGGATCCGCATGCGTACTTGCCGTCGGCGCGTTTGGCGAACAGGAGGTATAGGAAACCTTTCTGCCAGAGGTCGTAGTGGATTCCGGCCTTGACCGCCGCATTGTTGATCAGTTTGAAATCGCTTGACGTGACGTCTTCCGGCTTCACGAGCCGTTGGGCGATCTCAGACAATCGACGCTCCGACATCCTCCGCCACCTCCGTCACGTCATCGTTCACATCGAACAGGCTGCCGGATTCCTCGGCCATGCGCATCCGTTCGTCGAATTCGGCGAGCTTGCTGCTGATCGACGGCAACGCGTTGGCCGGCGTGGACGGGTCATGCAGAGCCTCGCGCAGTCTGCCGACGATTTCGCGGAGCGTGTCCTCGTGGGAGCCGTCCATCATCCGTTCGAAGTTCTGTTTGTCGAGTTCCGGTTCAGGCTTCCGTTTCGTTTTCGTCGGCTTGGATACGGGCCTATCCGCTTCCGTTTGCGTAGCCCGGTTCTTTTTCCGACGATAGGCGGCTTTCTGGCGGCAGGATTTGGAGCAGTAGCGTTGCGGCCGCCCGTGGCCGGACGGTTGGAATTCCTTGCCGCAGAGTTCGCACTTCATCGGCGCTTCCCTCGCTTTCCGACCTTTCGTTGTTTCCCCTGTTTCCGACGTTTGTATTCCGGGAGGGATATCGGCACTGCACCCGAGGCGACCGCAAGGGGGTATGGCCGGGTACCCTGCCCTGGTATCGGGTCAGATGCCGAACGTTTTGAACGGCATCGAGCTTGGTTTGATGTCCTGTTTGCCGGCCAGCAGCGCTCGTGCGTGTTCGTCGGTCTTGTCGCTCTTCATCCTGTTGCAGATGCGGTGAGTGAGCCTGCAGTTAGTGAAGCTGTATGGATCGCCGCCGCGTGAGACCGGTATGAGTTCGTCTACTTCGGCGCTCATCGGATGTGGTGTCTTCAATGTCTTGTCGACTGGCTTGCCGCAGATGGCGCACACATCGTATGCGGCCAGCACTCTTTGCCTGAGCATGCGCCGCCGGTATCCGTTGCTGACCCGCTCGTTGCGTCGCTTGCTCATGGTCATTCCTTCGTATGAAGTCCTAGCATGGCCGACCACGTGTCGACTAGGGATCCCGTCATCTGCGGATATCCCCTCCCGAGATTATTCATGGAGCGCCTTCGGCGGGATTCGAACCCGCGTATACACGCGGCCGCAAGGAAGAGGATCCGAAGATCTGCGACCGGTGCGATCTGCCACTGATTCCTACGAAGGCACGGACAGGCGGTTTGAGCATCACCGCATCACGTAAGCGCGGGATTGGCTTGCCTGCCACTGTTGGTGTATGCCCACTCTGACGTGGAGCGGGCGGAGCGTGTCCGATATGCCGTTCGGACAGGACAGTGTTACGCAACCCAAGGAGTTAGGAGAATCCAAGGTGGATATGAAAAAGGTTCAAACCGCATGTCTTCGGTTTGAACCCTCTAATCCACTGACAATTGTGCGTTGCACTTTCGATTTTGTCAAATCGAGTCGCGTCGCACGACCTGTCCATGCACGTCGGAAAGCCTGTACAACGGCTGCCCCTTCACGTTTTCACCAACCGGCTGGAGCCTGCCGCGCTTGCGCCATGAGCGAATCGTGTTCGCATTGCACTGGAATCCGCATTCGCGCAGCAGCTCCGCGCACTCCCCCGCCGTGAACGCGCGTCCCAACCGAACGCATTCCCTCAGAAACCCCAACCGCACATCCGCCACAAGGTAAGTGTTGCCGCACACGGGACATGCAACGCTTACCGCGCCGACCGCCGCTGTCAATTCGACTCCGCACAGCGGGTTCGGGCATCTTCCGATGCCATGTTTCACAGGCGGCACGTCGATGATGTCCAGCGTCTTTCGAACCATCGACTCCCACTCATGGTAGAAGTCGGCGATGTCAGGCAGGCGGCGCAGGCGAGGACTGCCGGCGCAGACACGCAGCATGTCCACCAGCGGCGGATGCACGCCACAGGTAGCCCAAGGCATGGCGGGCGGAGCATACAACCGGCGCCAGAGTGCGATTGCGGCATCCTCGATGGCCTGCATGTGGTCGAGCACCGGCAATCGGATTGGCGTCGGCGCGGCTGGAAGGTTGACGCGTCCAGGCTGGCGGCCTCCGTAGTGCGCGGTCGAGTCCAGGAACTCATGCAGCGAATCCAACCATGCTGGATATTCCCGCAGCCAGCCGCGGAGCAGCCCATCGCATCTCGCGCACATGGTGTCGCCGACAGCGCATCCTCCGCCGCAGACGAGGCACACACCGGCGAGCGCTGGTGTTGTTTGGCTGGTGTTTGTTGTGGTGTTGGTGGTGGTTGGTTGGGATTCGTTGGTTGGTTCGTACATTTGTTCGATTCCCTCCGGCGTGATAGTCTGGTTTGTGGTAATGCCAGAGCCCGGCCGGAAGGTCGGGTTCTTTGTTTATTCGGTGGCGGAGTCCTGTTCTTCAAGGTCGACGTGTTCGAGCTTGGCTCTATGGCGGAGCAGAACGGCGTATTCATCCATGACGTCAAGCTGCCTGCTCAACAGACCGATCGGACAGACGGGCTCGAAGTCGAGCGTGCCATCCGCATACCGCTGCAGCATGCCCCTGAGCCTGCCGGCACGAGCGGTCAACTCACGGTATTCGACGCGCATCCGCTCCTTATAATCGGATCCGTCGGCGCTCGCGGGTTGCGCTTGGTCGGCGGCGGCGAGCACTTCGATGGCTTGACGCAGGTATCCGTCGTGGATCCAGTCGGCCGCATGCTCCCATTCGTCGTGGATGTGTTTCGGATCGTCCTTGCGGAGTGCAAATTTGAGCCCGAACAGGCGTTCGGCGACGGCTTCGGTTCTCGCGTCGATAGGCGGGAGCGGCGGTTCCAGTGTTTCCTCGCTCATTTCGATTCCTTCCTCTGTTGATTGTGCATGGTCTTCCAGGTCTTGTGCCGCAGCAGCCACACCACCCATCCGGGCAGTTCGGTCCAGATGGTCAGATGCGAGGACGCGGCGTACAGCTTCCACCACCTGCCGCAGATGACGCAATGCTCCATCCTGCGCAGGCTGACCTCGTATTGCGCCGGACCGATGCCATTGCTCGCGCAAATAAATATCCCAACCGCGCTCCGGCACGCATGCGGCGAGCGCCGTTTGTTGCGACTGATGCTGTTCATCATTCCGCCTCCTTCTCAAGGATGTAGACGATTGTCGGCGGGAATGGTGGCTCATAGCATATGTTCGGCTCCACCTTGTACTCGCCTTTGCCGCCGAGTCCCGGCAACACGTCGGTGCGCATCACGCTCCATCCGTCGGAAAGCAGACCGGCGAACGCTTCCGTATTCTGCAGCTTCATCGTGTACACGTCTCCGCTTGCCGCGTACATAACCGGCACTACCTTAAATTTCCTGCTCACCGCTCCGTCTCCTTCTGCTCGTCCAACCACTTCTCAAAAAGCCGGTAAATGTCCAGCGGGATGGTTTTGACCGGCTGGAATTTGAGACGCCACATGCAGTCGGCGCACACCTCGGTGAATGTCTTCGCCTGACCGCCATAGATGAGGCCCACGGAATAGACGGGACTTGAACACCACCGGCCGCACAAGTCGCAGGTGTGCATATCCTGCGTGACCAACTCGTCACGCTGCGGCAGGAACGGATTCCCTGCACCCCTTTCCTCCACGGCATCGGCGAGCGCCTTCCTGATCTCATCCCTGGCGTAGAGGAAGGCGTTGTGTCGGGTCTGGGCGTAGCCGCCGAAGGGGGTATTGCCGTCCCTTGTCGCGGCGCGGACGGCTTCGAGTTCCTGGTCGATGAGTTTGTTGAGCACGCCGATGGCGATGTCTGCTTCACTGTCTTTCATTGCTGTTCCTTTTCCTTGTCGTGTTCCGCCGACCATCTGAGCAGGGCGTTGACGGCGATTTCGCACGCCTGCCGTTCCTCGTCGTCCTCTGGTGCGATATATACGGCGCCGCATTGCGACCAGATTTTCACTGTGGCTCCTTGTCCGCGCCGCTCACGTGATCCCAGTCGCAGGACATGCCGCCTTGCTTCTCCCATGCGTAGACGACACAGTCCACTTTTCGCGTGTCCTGCAATGTGATGATGCATTCGTAGAAGCCGTGGGTGGTGCCTCCGTCGGTGCATTGCGAGTCGATGGGTTTGACCGCATGCGCCGGCGTGGATGCTTTGGCCATGCCGCCGCATCCGGCGAGCGCCGTGCAGAGGACGAGGGTGATGGTGGTGAGGGCGGCGCAGATGGTGTTTCTCATTGTTCGTTCCTTTGATGGTGGCTGGCGTGGTGGTTCCAGAGGCGGATGGCTTTGTTGAGGCTTCTGCCGTCGACGTGGAGGATGCATTTGTGCCGGCAGTTGGGGCAGATGCAGCCGTAGATAGTGTTGACCGGTTTGCGTGTGCGGAGTTTGTAGATGGCGCCGAGGGTCAGGATGAGCGGCTGTGACTGGCGGCATGCCGGGCAGGGTGCGGGTCTGCGCCATTTGCGTGGGTTGGTGGCGATTCTGACGGTGTGCATTTCATTCCTTTCCGTAGATGGCGAGGCTTCTTATGCCGTCGCTCATGCTGTTGGAACATGTGTTCGGATCGTGGTCGATGATGTCGTTTCCGATGCCCTGGAAGCGGAGGCTGGCGGTGCCGTCCGGATGTCGGATGAGTTCGAGCCGTCCGTCGATGACGACGTCCTGGTCTGTTCGGGCGATGCAGCGGCGGCCGATCAGGATGGCCGGGTCGGCCGACCGCCATTTATGCAGCGGGACGTTGACGCTCACCGCGGCTCCTCGCCTTCGTTTCCGCCTTGGGCGTCCTTTCCGGCCGCGTCGTAGCCTTCGTCGTACACGTCGTCGAGCAGCGTCTGGAACTCGGGAGAGGCGAAGAACGTGCTGATGGCGTCCTTGGCCACGCGCCTCCATGGCTCCTTGCCCTCCATGGGCATCTCGTTCCATGGACGTGGATGGCGGGCCCCGTTGCTATACCAGCGCAGGTAGATGGCCTCGGCCACCTTGTTCTGCGTCTCCAGACCGATCGGAATGGTCTCCTGGTCTGCCATGATGGCTCCTTTCAGTATGTTTCCGGCGGTTCCGGCGCGGTACGGTCTGCAATGATGTAGGCGGCGAGCGCGACGCATAGGGTGAGGATGATGAGCAGGACATGCAGGGCGAGCCATTGGATGGGGATCCAGTGGTGGAGGCCGATGCCGATGATCGGCCGGATGATGGCGTGCGGCACGAGCAGCAGCGCGGTGAGGGAGAACAGCGTGGCGAACCAGTCGCCGACGCGGTTGGAGATGCGGTTGATGGTCTGTTTCATTCCGATGTTCCTTTCATAGTTGGTTTGGTACGGTTCATGGCCTGTTGGCCATCCAGCCGATCAGGATGGCGGCGCATAGGAGGATCACTGCCGAGATGCTCATCGCCTTGCTGCTTCCGTGGCGACGTATCGGACCGGATGATCGGAGAGGTGGCGGATGATGTGCGTGTATTGGCGGATGTCACGGTCGAGGCATGTGCTGGTGCGGTGGGCGCTGGATGCGGGCGTCTCCTCCTCCGGTTTCACATCCCAGCCGGCGGCTTCGAGACTGTCGCGGAGGGTGGCCATGTCGATGCGGTGGTAGTGCAGCGGGAGGTTCGGGCAGAGTCGGCCGATGAAGTCGAGGTCGAACTGCGGGTTGCTGCCTGCCGGATGGAGGGTGAACGATTGCGCGAGGCTGTCGACGTATTCCTCGAGCGCGTTCGCCGTCGCCTTTTCCGTATACCCGCCGTCGAGAGCGCCTTCGAGCAGTCCGTTGGCGCAGTGCATGCGCCACGCCTCGAGGTTCTCATCCGTAACGGATGCCTTGCGGCCTTTCAGTCCGATGACGCGGCGGAAACCTCCGACGCACCGCACGCCTCTCATGTCGGTGCAACGCATTTCCACCTCGAGGATCCTGTCACGGTCCGGGTCGAGCCCCGTGGTCTCCACGTCCATCCACAGCAGCATGTCCTCTTTGGCTTTTTCCTCGCTCATCATTGGTTTCCTTTCGTTCGGAGGAGAATGATTTCGGTCTGCGTAAGCGGTGTCGCGGTACCGTCCATGTTCAGCAGCATCCACCGGCCTTCCCAGTCGAACACCGGCACATCACGCGGATCCGCGCCGAACGGCACGATTAATCCCAGTCGCTCCGCCTCGGCCACATGCTGGTGGACCCACCCATGGCAGCCGGTCGTGCCCGAACCGCACAGCTCGACAATGTTGGCCGGACTGTGCCTCACATCCGGATCCGCCGCCCGCCGCAGTTGACGGTGATGGCCGGAACGTCCGGGCCAGCATGACGGGTCATGGATGTTCGTCCCGCAACGCAGGCAATGCCAACCCTGACGCTCCAAAGCAGCACGCTTCGAATCAGCAAACTCACTCACAACGCACCCCCTCCTGCATCAGACCGTCAACCAGCACCAAACACGAAGTGCAATTGGCCCTCAGCCCCGCCGCCATCGCCACGATGCCGTCATCCGCCCTGCCACCGGCGAGCGCTCGCAGTTCGATTGTGCTGGCGGTCTGGGCGGTGTCGGTGAGGAGACGGCTGAGTCTGTCGAGTTGTTCCCTGGTCATTGGTTGTTCTCCTCGTCTTCCTCGTTTTCGTCGGAGTCGGCTTCGGTGATGGCGGCGGCGAGCTGGTCGAGGTGGCTGGTTTCGTCGTCGGCGGGGGTGTAGCCGAGGTCTTGGAGGATCTGGTAGTAGCCGGGGATGCGTCTGCTGGTGTCGTTGACGGTGGTCCAGTCGGTCGGGTCGATGAACCATTCGATGCGTGCGGCGAGGATTTGCACCGCCCAGACCGCCCAGTCGGGTTCGTCGAGGTGGTAGCGGAGTTCGGCGAGCGCCCGTTCCGGTTCGATGCCGCTGATGGTGGTGAATTGTTCGCCACCGCATGCGGCGTCGTTCCATGTGCTCAGCGCCTGCGTGTAGCCCTGCGGGTCCGGGTCGATGATCTGCAGGAGTCCGAGCCGGGCCGTGGTTTCGATGAGCTTGGCGCGTTTGATGCCGTGGAGATGGCCGTGGAGCCATGCCATGCGCTTGTCTGCGGATGCGGCGGCGTATTTCTCGAGCGCGTGCCGGCGGGCGTCGCGTTCGGCCTGTTCGGCGGTGCGGCGGGCTTCCTCTTCGGCGTCGGCGGTCTTGTCACGGCGGGTCCAGAGGTAGACCTGCTGCGAGACCGTGTGGATGGATACGCCTGCGGGATTCAGTTCGCGGACCTTCTCGATGGCTTCTTCGGGAGTGCCGGTGGACGGGAACATGCAGCCGAGGTAGCGCCACTCCGGGTCGCTGTAGGGCTTCTCGGGGTCGGGGATGAAGTTGATGCCGTTGTCGGGCTCCACGAGGAGCGCGGCGACCGATTCGATCCATTGCCGGTCGCGGTCGGCGCGTTCGATGTTGCGGAGGATGTAGTCGAAGTTCGAGGTGCCGGCCGCCTGCGCGAGCTCCTTCTGCCTGTCCGGCTGGCCGTCGTATCGCGCGATGGCCACGAGCTGGCCGATGGTGAGCTGGCTGAAATCGTCGCGGGATGCTCTGACTTCGTTGTCGATGCTGGCGGCCTTGGCGCGGTCACGCACGTAGTCGCCGCTTCGGCCGAGCCTGTGCGCGACGCCGGCGGTGGTGGCCCCGAGAGCGAGCATGCCCTGGATGGCGTCGGCTTCCTCCAACACGGTGAGCTGTTCGCGCTGGCAGTTCTCGGTGACCATGGCCCCCAACTGCTGCAATGGGCCGAGCTGGAGCACGAAGCATGGGACGAATCCGGTTCCGGCCTGTTTGCATGCGGCGAGTCTGCGGTGGCCGGCGATGACCCTGTAGCGCTCGCCGTTGGGTACGACGCTGAGGGGCGTGAGGAGGCCGTTGGTTTTGATGCTGGCGGCGAGGTCGGTCACGTCGCCGATGTTTTTGCGTGGATTGTCGGGGTGTGGGTCGATCAGGCTCGTGTTGATGAGCTTGATCTTGTTGCTTTGGTAGCTGCTCATTGCTTCTCCTTGCTGGTTTCTTGGTTGTTGAGTTCTTCGGCGCACGCCTGGCATGCCTTCCACCATTCGCTTGGGTTGCCTTCCCTGAGGCTTCCGGTGTGGTCGTATTCGTCCTCGTGCGGGTCCATGAGCTGGTGGACGTGTTCGCAGTTCCAGGTGTGCTTGTGGCGTGGTGTTGGCGGGACTGGTTCGGGCGCCCAGGTCTTCCACTGGTCGCGGAGCCATGTGTTGAGCCGTGGGATGTGGCCGCTGCGGATCTGGCCGTCGTTGACGGCGCGCTTGTAGCGGCGGAGCGCGGTCTGGAGTCGGGTGAGTTCGACGGGGTTTCCGGCGATGGCCGCGTACAGGGCTCTGGCTTCGGCTTCGGTCTTGCGGCCTTTCGCGCCGACGGATCCGGGATAGGCTTCGGCGAAATGGTCGAAGCCGGATTCCGGCGTGGCAGGTTGCTTCGGTTTGCCGGCGGGAGGGGTCGGAGAGGGTATATCGGTATAGGTATCGGTTTTATGCCATGTTTTTGCTTGGCTGTCCCCTAGCAACTTGCTAGACGGTTTGCTACCCATCTCGCTACTGTTTTGCTCTCCGTTTGCTTGGCTGTTTTCCGGCAAGTCGCCAGACGTTTGCTTGGCTTTCTGGTTGGCCGCCTTGCGGCGTCCTCCCTTGCTTCCCGCCTTGCGGCGCGCCTCGCGTTGCTCTTCGGTCAACACTCGTGGCTCCCTGCAGATGCCTTCGGCGTAGACGGGGCGCCATCCGCCGTCGTGCTCCTCCATAAGCCCGGAGTCGACAAGCTGCTGGAGCTGTTTCGGGGTGCCGCCGGCGTCCTTGAGGTCGAGCTTGTCGAAGTGGCCTGGGTACGCGGCCGGGTCCTTGGCCTGCATCGATACGCCTTTGGAGTGGATGACGCACAGCTTGACCCACAGGCCCACGGTGGCGAGCGGCAGGCGGCGGATGCGCCTGTCGTCGGCCATCTGGTCGTCGATGATGAACCACATATCTCTCTTGCTCCTTCCGTGGTTCAGTCGATCTCGCCGGTATCCGGATCAACGCGCCCCGTCATGCCGGTCTCTTCCATGTCGAGACTGCGGCGCAGATCGTCGATGAGGATCATCTGCCGTGACGTGGCGGGCTTCGCACACATGTTCTCCATGGCCAAGCCGGCGTCGAGGATGCGCTGCGCGAGGTCCGCGCAGTCGTACACGGCTTCGGTGATGGCGTGGATGCCGCCCCACTTGTCGATGTGCTCCTTTTTGGTGTGGGTGTCCATGACGGTGCGGCATGCCTTGAGCACGACGGCCGCGGACTTGGTGACCTGCTGGGTCTTGCCGATGAGGTCGATGAGCGTGTCGGGCGTGGCTTCCTGCGGGATGAGCGCCTGTTGTTCGCTGGCTTTCATTGCCGCTCCTTAGAATTCCGGTTCTGGATCGTGTTTGCCGAAGTCTCCGAATGATGACTGGTCGTCCGACGGCGCGCCCCACGGATCATCGGCCGGAGGCTGGGCGGGTTGCTGTGTCTGCGCCGGCTGTTGGCTCCAGCCGCCTGCGCCGGTGTTGACGGTCGGCGTCTGCGCGGCGGGATTGCCGTAGACGGGACCTTGCGGCCGTCGGTCGATGCGGCTGACCTGCGCGGTGGCGTAGCGTAGGCTCGGGCCGATCTCGTCAACCTGCAGTTCCATGACGGTGCGGTTGGTGCCGTCCTGTGCCTGGTAGGAATGCTGTTGGAGGCGGCCTTGTGCGATTACGCGCATGCCCTTCGCAAGGCTCTGCGCGCAATGCGAGGCCATGTCACGCCATGCCGAGCAGCGCATGAATAGCGCCGGCCCATCCTCGTACTGGCCGGTCTGCTTGTTGTATACGCGCGCGGTGTTTGCGATGGTGAAGCTGGCGACCTGCGCGCCCTGGCCGGTGGTTCTCAGTTCCGGATCCGCGGTGAGGTTGCCGACGATGGTGATGACGGTCTCGCCGATGGCCATGTCATTCCCCTCTCACGTATCCGGCCGGTTCCGGGCCGAGCTGGCTTGGATCCTTGGCCTTCCACGCGCATTTCGCGCGCAGGCATCCGGCCTCGCGGTCGATGACGATCTCGCCGAAGCGCGCCGGCGCGACCATGGTGAGGTTCCAGCCACGGTCGCGGTTGAGCGCGCTGATGGTCTCGTACAGTTCGCCGATCAGTTCGGCGGCCGTCATGCCGACGCTGGCGGGTGTGAGTGGCCATTCGAACCACTTCTCGCCTTCTGGTCTGCTTGGTGTTTTGCTTGGCAACGTTTGCCTCCTTTGGATTGATGTCGTGCCGGGGCGCGGAATCGAACCGCGCATCCATCCGCCGACGTGACCTCAGCACGCCGATCCATGGCGCCCGCATCCTGTCGCGGGCCCCGGCGAAAGGCCGGACGGGAGGAGAAGAGAGAAGATGACCCGTCCGGCTGGTTTTAACGTCTTTTCCTTGACGCGCGGGCGGTTCCGGCATGGCCGCGCATGACGAACCACGTCCATGCCGCAATGTGTGCGGAACCGTCCAAGTCCTTCACTGCCGTTGCTCGTCCAGCCAGCGCGCGAAGCGGGGGGCGGAGCACAGGCGACGCATGATGACGGCCGTCGGGATGAGCACCGCGAACGGCGCGGCGATGAGGTGTTCGATCGGGTGCGTGCAGGCCGGCGTGCAATACAGCACCCACATGGCCAGTAGCCACACCGCGAACAGCAGCTGATGCAGGATGACACGGATAAGAACCTTCATCGTTCGCCTCCGTTCGTAGAATCGGTGGAATGGACATCAATGTGGTCACCGGCGTCGTTGGCGCCATCACGGGATTGGTTGGCGGTGTCGCCGGATGTGTCGCCTTGTTCCAGGCGCGCCATGGCAACAAGCTCTCGGAGCAGGCGAACGGCTCGGCTGAGGAAGCCAACCGGATCGCTGTCGAATCGAAGCGTGCCGCCGAGCAGGCCAACCGCCTTGCAGGAAAGGCGAACGAGATAGCTGCAGACGCGAACTCGATCAGCCAGCGGGCGTTGTCCGTCACCGCCGACCAGACGGTCCACAAGTGGCGGGTCGAATACGATGGAGAAACCTCGACCGTCTTCCTTGTCAACGATTGCCCCGACATGGCACGAGACGTGTCCGTGTTCGTCCGTTGCAAAGACCAGACCGTTGCGCAACGGCACGTCGACGAGGTTGCGCCGTTCGGAGAGGTCGCGCTCGAAAGCGAGTTCTTCTCCAAGCAGATATTCGAAGACCAGGCCGGTATCGACCGTCTGAATTCCCAACCCGGCTTCGCGTTCATCGGATGTGGATCCTGTCGTGTGACGGTCCACGTCGCTTACACTACGGAGCTCGGCGCCAGACGCAACGACGAAGTCGAGCAGTGCCTGACCAACAGCCAGAGGCATTGATTCCATCACAGCTCCTTGTTGATGGTGTCGATGACGATGTCCACGAGGTCGGCCACGTCGAGGTCGACGTATCCGACGATGTGACCGAGCGAACGCCTTGCTTCGATGTCGCTCCACCCGTCGGCATAGGCCGGACGGATGGCGTCGCCCTCGTTCTCGAATCCCCTGAATATCGCTTCGACGCAGGCTTTGCGGATGTCGTTCATTTGTTCTCCTTTTCTTCCCATGGGTCAGGCCACGGGGTATCGGTACGCCAGTTGTTGTCGGTCATCACGCACCCACCTCTTCCTCGTATTCGGCCGTGCACTGGTACAGGTGTTGCGCGAAATAGGCGATCATCTGCTCCTTCGGGTACATGACGATTCGTCCCACCTTCACGAACTTCGGGCCGATGCCCGCGCTACGCCAGTACGCCAGGGTGCCTTCCTTGATGCCGCAGTTGTCCGCGATGTCCTTCGTTGTGTTCATCGGCTTCAACGCCGCCGCCAATGCGGCGAACACCTCTTTGTCATCCATCACGCACCCGCTTCCAACGACGGCTGGAGGCAGTACCGGCGGATGAAGTACGTCTGGCCCTTGGCGACGAACCAAGGTTCCCCCGCCTCATCGGTCAGGGTACGCAACGAGGCGCCGTTGAAGTTGTAGGATTGAATCTCACTGGTCAT